GGGTCTTCTTGCCATCATACATGCGGCACAGGGCGCGGAATAGCAGCCCGCCCGACGCACCGGCCCCGCCCTCGCGCCGCTTGTTCCATTCCCCCGCCAGCAGTCGGTCATACACCTCCTTCACCGCGTCATATTTGTCAACTACGCTGGCGGCCCGGCCCGTTTCCGTATTCCGGCTAATCGCGGCGGCATCGACGAGCTTCTGTTTCAGGCCGTGCATCATAGCTTGTTGCGCAATCGCAACGCTGATCTGATTGGCCGCGATGCGCAGAGTCTCACCGTGGGCAAACGTCAACACCAGCTCGGGGTTGTCGGTATCCAGGCCGTTGATCGTTGCGTCAATCGCGGGGGTGTTGGTGGTCTTGGTCATGATAGGTTCCTCAATGTGAACACCCCTAACCCGGGGCCTGGACGCCGCACCGTGCGGCATGGGTGAACTATCGGTCAGGTTCCGCCCCGCGTCAACCCCCACACCCTGGCTTTTACAATTTGTTACATCTACCCCGCGTCGTGCCCAGGTTCGTTGCGAAAAAACCACTGCAGTGGCGCCCGCGCAACAGGCGGGGGGTGGTTGGCGGCAGGCCGGGGGCTCGAATTCGGCGGGTTTAGGCCGCTATACCTCCCCACGCGCGTGGCCCACTTTCCACCCCTCCCCTGCCCACTACCTCGCAGCCTGGCCCGACCGCGAATTGTTATCTGTCGGGGTTTGGCTAAAGGAGCCCCGGTTCGTAGTCCTGGCTGACCAGCCAAAAATCCGGGGATTACTCAATAGTAATCCGTGGGTGTTTCCTTCTTCAGCCGCCATCCCGTCCGCTTGACACCGCCGCGCAGCCCTGCTATCTTCCCTTATCCCGCGACCGGAGCCCCCGAATGAACCCCGAAGCAGCCACCGCCGAATTTTTGCGCAACCAAAGCCCGCCACTCGAAGGCACGCAGTCGGCGGCTGTCGCAATTGCGCGTGTCAAGTACTCCCACGACGCGATGATTGACCTGATTATTGCCCAGCCGGGGGTCAAACAAGGCGAGATTGCGAAGCACTTCGGCTACACGCAGGCCTGGGTTTCGCGCATCATGAACTCGGATGCCTTCTTGGCTCGGCTGGCGCAGCGCAAAGCGGACCTCGTTGACCCCTCGATCGCGCTGTCGATTGACGAGCGGCTGCGCGCGGTGGCAGCAAAGTCTCTGGACGTGGTGCTCGAGAAGCTCGAATTGGTCCCCACCGGCGAATTCGCCCTGGAAGCCGCGACGATGGCCTCAAAAGCCCTTGGCTACGGAGCACGGCAGAACAACCTTAACGTCCAGCAGAATTTCGTCGTCGCCATGCCACAAAAAGCGGCGGATGCCGGGCAGTGGGCCGAGAAGTACGCCGGGACGAGCCCGCAACTGCGGCAGATGGCGGCGGAAGTCATCGACATGACGCCTGCGACTGACTCCGGCCCCGCAGCTGCCTGATGTTCGCCGCCTCCACCAGCGACCAAGTCGTCATCTGGTCCCCGCAAGAGGGGCCGCAGACCGCACTGCTCGAATGCCCGATCTTCGAGGTCTTCTACGGCGGTGCTCGAGGCGGAGGGAAGACAGAATCCTCCATCGGCGACTGGCTTCAGCACTCATCCCTCTATGGCGAGCACGCCATTGGCATCTTCTTCCGGCGTAAGCTCGTCCAGCTGGCCGAAGTCATTGCCCGGACCAAGCAGATCTTTCCCAAACTCGGCGCGAAGTACAATGAGCAGCAAAAGACCTGGACAATGGCGAACGGGGCGCGGCTCAAGTTTGCCTACCTTGAACGAGATTCTGACGCGGAGGAGTACCAAGGCCACTCTTACACGCGCATTTACATCGAAGAGCTTACGAACTTTCCAAGCTCTAGCCCGATTGACAAACTCCGTGCCACTCTACGTTCTGGTGCTGGCGTACCTACTGGTATGCGCCTTACCGGCAACCCTGGCGGCCCTGGGCATAATTGGGTAAAGGCCCGGTATATCGACCCCGCGCCGCTTGGCTTCCACGTCATTACTGAAGGCACGGAAATCGTCATCGACGGGGTTAAGCAGACAGTCACCCTTGACCGTGTCTTCATCCCCTCGAAGCTTGGTGACAACGCCCTGCTGATGCGGAACGACCCGACGTATGTCCTGCGGCTGCGCCAGTCCGGCTCCGAGGCGTTGGTCAAGGCCTGGTTAGAAGGTAACTGGGACATCATCGACGGGGCTTTCTTCGACGAATGGGACGAGGAAAAACATGTTCTGCCGACCGGCCTGATCCTTCCGCTGCTCGCCCCGCAGTTGCTGCGCTTCCGTGCGTTCGACTGGGGCTCTGCCAAGCCCTTTTCCGTCGGCTGGTATGCCCTGCTGGCCCAGGACCTTGTCCTACCCGATCGGCTACTACCAAAAGGCGCGATGATCAAGTACCGCGAGTGGTACGGTGCCTCGGGACCGAATAAGGGCCTGAAAATGACCGCCGACCTCGTCGCAAAAGGGATCTGGGAGCGGGAAAAAGGCGAACGGATCAACTACGGTGTCGCTGACCCCAGCATCTACATCCGCGATGGCGGGCCGAGTATTGCTGAAACCATGGCCATCCACCGCTGCAGCTGGCGCCGGGCTGACAACAAGCGCCATGCCGGGGCAGAGCAGGTCCGGCAACGACTGGTCGGCGAAAACGGCCTGCCGATGCTCTATTTTCTCGACTGCTGCGAGGACAGCATCCGCACGATCCCCGTCCTTCAGCATGACGAGAACGACCCCGAGGACCTGGATACCGAGGCCGAAGACCACGCCTACGACGAGACCCGCTACGCAGTCATGTCCCGCCCTTGGCAGCCCCGACCAGCCCCGCCGCAAGGTTCTGGCTTGCCAAAGCTTCCGCAGGAATTGACAATCAACGAGCTTGTCGAACAGCTGCGCCGCAAACGGCTTGCCGCCAGCGAATCCTGAACCACACAAGGAGCAGTTATGCTTATCAACCAATCCGCGCAGGCGGAAAAAGTCCTCGGCTACTTCCAACTGAACGGCGCAGCAGCCGCCACGAGCTTCGCAACGATCGCTGGCGGTGCCATTCCCGATGGTACTGAGTTTGTCGAGGTCACGGTCAGTGCTCAGGCAGTTCGCTGGCGCGGTGACGGCACGAACCCCACGGCTGCCATCGGCATGTCCCTGCCTGTCGGCGCCACGCGGTTCTTCACCCAGCAGCAACTCGGCGCCGTTCGCTTCATCGAGCAGGTCGCCGGCACTGTGCTGGACTGCACCTTCTACGGCCGCTGATCGGAGCCTTCGCCATGGACCTGGAAGTTACCAACGATCCGGCAAGCCCGGAGGAAGCCGCCCGCAAGGCCGCGAACCTCGTCCAGCACTGGATCGGGGAACTCGACCAGGCCCGGACTCGGGAGAAGGACTTCCGGAAAGAAGGCACGCGGCTGGTCTCCCTGTATGAAGGGGAGAAAAAGGAAGCCTACCAGTTCAACATCCTGTACTCCAACACCGAGACACTCGCGCCGGCCCTGTACAACAGCGTGCCACGTCCTGTCGTCCAGCGCCGTTTCAAGGACGCCGATCCCCTCGGGGCGCAGGCGGCCAAGGCCGGGCAGCGTGTGCTGGAGTACTTGATCGACGACGGTATGGCGGACTACGCCACCTTTGACGAGCTCATGAAGTCGTCGGTGCTCGAAGCCCTTGTCCCTGGCCGCGGCGTGACACGCTTCAAGTACGATGCCAAGATCGAGCAAGTTCGGAACCAGGCAGCCGCTGACGCTGCGGAAGAAGCCGGCACAGCACCGGAAGATGAAGACGATGTGATCGGGGAGCCTGTCGCGGCCTCACAAGAGCGCGTGACCTATGAGACGGTCTGCGGGGAGGAAGTGCCCTGGGACCGATTCCTGCACGGCTACGCCAAGAAGTGGAAGGACGTGCCCTGGGTGGCGTATGAGCACTTCATGACGAAGGAAGAGCTCGAGCAAAACTTCGGCCCGATGGGCGCTCGTGTGCCTGTCGCGCAGCTCGAAGTCGAAAGCGACGACACCGGCGCCGCGCAGCGTCAGCCTGAAGCCATGAAAGGCGTCAAGGTCGCGGTGGTATATGAAATCTGGGACAAGGTCACTCGCACCGTCCTCTTCATCACCCCGAACTACAAGGACATGCCACTGAAGCACGTCCCCGACCCACTCGGTCTGTCCGGCTTTTTCAACTGCCCGAAGCCCCTCGGCTTTCTGGCGAAGATCAGCACGCTGGTTCCCGTTGCCCTGTACACGCTTTACAAAGAGCAGGCCAAGGAACTCAACCGCGTCACTACCCGGATCAACAAGATCGTTGCCGCTCTCAAGGTGCGCGGGATGTATGACTCGACTGTCCAGGGCCTGGAAAAGGTCCTCGAAGCCGATGACAATGTTCTGATCCCGGCGGAGAACGTCGCTGCACTGCTCGCCAACGGCAACGCGCTGGAAAAAGCCATCTGGCTGGTCCCGATCGAGAAACTGATTGCCGTCCTCCAGCAGCTCTACCTCCAGCGCAACCAAGTCAAGCAGGTGATCTATGAGATCACCGGCATCGCCGATATCATGCGGGGCAGTTCGCAAGCGTCGGAAACGTTGGGCGGGCAGGAACTGAAGAACCAATGGGGCACGCTGCGGCTGAAGCGCCTGCAAAAGGAAGTGGCGCGGTACGCTCGGGACTGCCTGCGGATTGTCCTGGAAATCGCGGTCAGCAAGCTTTCTCCCGAAACAATTCAGGGCATGACTGGCCTACCCTACCCCACCGGCGCCCAGAAACAGCAGGCGCAGATGGTCGGCCAGCAGTTCCAGCAGATGGGCCAGCAGCCACCTCCCGAAGTTGCGCAGCAGCTGCAACAGATTACCAGTCAGCCCTCTTGGGATGAAATTCTGGGCTTGCTGCAGAACGACCTCCAGCGCAGCTATCGCATCGACATCGAGACGAACTCGACTGTCGATGCCGAGGCCACGGAGGACAAGCAGAATATCGCTGAGCTGCTCAATGCGATCAGTCAATTCCTCAACGGCGTCAGCCCGCTGGTGCAAAGCGGCAGCATGCCATTCGAGGTTGCCTCCGGCATGTTGCTGGCCATCGTTCGCCGCTTCCGCTTTGGCCCGGAACTGGAAGACCAGCTCAAGGAGATGAAGGCACCGCCTCCCCCTCCGCCGGACCCGAAGGTGCAAGCCGACGCCGCCAACGCCCAGGCTGACCTGCAAATGAAGCAGATGGACATGCAGCAAAAGCAGCTGGAAATTCAAGCTCGTCAGCAGGAAATGCAGATGGAAGCGGCCTTCAAGCAGCAGGAACACGCCATGAAGATGGCTGAAATGCAGCGGAAAGGTGAGCTGGCGCTGTTGCAGCATCAGACCAAAGTGCAGCAATTGCGCGCTCAGGCCATTGCTGCGGCCGCAAAACCCGCTGGTGTTACCAGCCAGTAATCCGGGGGTATTACCATGCCACTTTACGCCTACAAGTGCCCGACCTGCAGCCGCAAGCGGGATATTTTCAAGCCCCTCGCCGACCTCGACCGGGTGGAGCATTGCTCGAATTGCGGCTTCGCCATGAACCGCCAGCTATCTGCCCCGAGGGTGCGCGGCGACTACCCTGGCTACAACTGCCCGATCACCGGCGCCTGGATCGAAGGTCGCAAGGCCCACGAAGCCAACCTCAAAAAGCACGGCTGCCGTGTACTCGAAGCCGGCGAGACCGAAGGTGCCAAGCGTGCCCATGCTGCCGCCGACGCCGCGCTTGAAACAGCTGTCGAATCCACGGTCAAAGAATTCGTCGAGACCCTTCCGACCGAGAAAAAGGAGCGGCTTGCCGCTGAAATCCAAAGTGGTCTCGACGTGGAACTTGTTCGCAACTAACCCCTGGGGAATCTGAAAATGGACGACAAAATTCAACTGGACATGGGTGCCGCAGTCGACAGTATCGGCAGTGGCTTGGGCTTCGAAACTCCCACCGGAGGCGACGATGTTGACCTTTCTGATGGTTTGGGGGGTGCTGGTGCTGGCGGCGATAGCGCTGTTGCTGGCACTGATCCGCAGGGCGCCGCTGCTGCCGGAGTGGGTGGAAAGCCAGCCGGCTCCGCCGCTCCCGCAGTCGGAGCAGACGGCAAGCCCGCCGACGGCGTAACTGACCCGGCTGCTGCCGCTGTCGAGCCTCCCAAAACTTGGCGTAAGGAAGCCGCCGCCACCTGGGCTGCTCTTCCCGCCGAAGCCAAAGCCGAGATCCTCAAACGCGAGGAAGACATTTTCAAGGGCATCGAGGCGTACAAAGCCGACGCGGGCTTCGGCAAGTCACTCAAGGGCGTCATGGCGCCTTACCTACCGATCCTGCAGCAGTACAACATCGACCCTGTCGCCCAGGTACAGCAGCTGATGACTGCCCACCACACACTGGCTCTCGGCTCGCCGCAGCAAAAGATCGCACTGTTCCAACAGCTCGCCCGGGACTACCAGATCGACCTGTCCCAGCTCCAGACACCCGGCGAGGCCCCTTACATCGACCCGGCAGTGAAAGACTTGCAAACCCAGCTGCAAGCGGTAAAGTCCCAACTGTCGAGTGCGGAGCAAGCTCGGCTGAACGAGACCAAACAGACTCTCGAGAAGCAGATCGACGCTTTTGCCCAAGACCCCGCGAATGCCCACTTCAACGAAGTTGCCAATGACATGGCAGTTTTGTTGGAAAAGGGTGTTTGTAAAACGCTCCCGGAAGCCTACGAGCGTGCAGTTTGGATGAATCCCGCCGTCCGCGCCAAAGAGGTCGCCCGCCAACAAGCGGAAGCCTCGAAAAAGGCAGCGGACGAAGCGGCGACCAAAGCTGCAGCCGCCCGCAAGGCAACTGGAGCAAATGTGCGCACGAGTGCGAAAAGTGGAAGCGCAGCGGCTCCGCTGGGAAGCATCGACGACACGCTAGCAGAAGCTCTCGCGGCCATCAAGGCTCGAGGGTAAGTGTGAAACCGACGGACCCAACAAGCAAAGGAGCTTAACATGCCGTCCCCGAATACCGTTTTCACGGAACTGGTCTCGACGACCTTCCGCAAGCACGCCAAGGAAATCAAGGACAACGTCAGCAAGAACAACGCCTTGCTGCGTCGCCTGATGGACAAAGGTGGCACCCGCACGGAAGATGGTGGTCTGACCATCGTCGCCCCGCTTGACTACGCGAACAACGCTACCTACCAGCGCTACTCCGGCTACGATGTGTTGAACATCGGCGCCTCCGACGTCATCTCGGCGGCGGAATACCAGTGGCGCCAGATCGCGATCAACGTCGTGGCCAGCGGCCTGGAACTGCGCACCAACAGTGGCGAGTCCCGCATCATCAACCTGGTGAAGTCGCGGATGAAGAACGCCATCCGCACGTTCAAGAACAACTTCTCCGCCGACGTTTACAGCGACGGCACGTTGCCCAACCAGGTGGGTGGTCTGCAGGTCCTGGTGGCTGACACCGGCACCGGCACGGTCGGCGGCATCGACTCGTCGGCCTGGGGTTTCTGGCGCAACCAGGTCCAGTCGGCTGCCGCCCCGCTGCAAGGCGGTGGTGCCATCACCCCCTCGGCAACCACGATCGAATCCCTGATGCTGCCTCTGTGGCTGGCCCAGGTTCGTGGCGACGACCAACCCGACCTGATCGTCGCGGACAACAACTACTTCACCTACTACGAGCAGTCGCAGACCTCGCTCAAGCGCTACACCAACGATGGTGGTGCGGCTGGCAAGGCTGCCGGTGGCTTCGTTTCGCTGAAGTACAAGACCGCTGACGTGATCTTCGACGGTGGCAGCGGCATTCCGACCAACCGGATGTACTTCCTGAACACCGACTACCTGGAGCTGGTGGTGCACCGCGACGCCAATCTGGCGATCATGGACGAGATGAAGCCCTACAACCAGGACGCGGCCGTCGTGCCGATCCT